TTACCAGAAGATAAAATTGAAGAAATGTATTGGGATATGAAAGAAGTGTTAGAACACAACTATCGACATTTTTATACAGATTTTAAAAAGATTATAGTTGACGAACTTGTAGATAATTTTGAAGGTTATATGCTTTGGCACAATAAAAATAATCCAAATGACCAAATTTATAACATAGAAAGTTTAAACTTACCAGAAGTTAAAAAACTGTTGGCTCAATAAATACTTGTGCGGCACAAATTCTGTCGTGGTAACTCTATGACAGAAATTCTTTATACATTAATAACTACCCATATAACTATTGCCTGTGTGACTTTATATTTGCACCGAAGTCAGAGCCACAGAGCAGTCACATTTCATCCCATAATCAGTCACTTTATGCGTTTTTGGTTATGGCTGACTACAGGTCAGATAACTCGTGAATGGGTAGCAATTCATCGCAAGCATCACAGTCGCAGTGACCAACCAGGAGATCCGCACAGTCCGCATCAGTTTGGTATTTGGCGTGTGCTGTTTGGGGGTGCTTTCTTATACCGTCAAGAAGGCCGGAATGAAAAAACTATCAGTGTTTACGGTGTTGGCACACCTGATGATTATATAGAACGCAGACTTTACACACCCTACAACTGGATAGGTATTTTAATTTTATTATCGATAGATTTATTACTATTTGGTGCTGTAGGTGTTATAGTATGGGCTATACAGATGCTGTGGATACCGTTCTGGGCAGCAGGTGTAATTAATGGTGTGGCGCATTGGTGGGGATATAGAAATGGACAGACAACTGATCAAAGCCGTAATCTTGTACCTTTTGGTATTATTGTTGGCGGTGAAGAGTTACATAATAATCATCACTTGAATCCAGGCAGTGCCAAGTTAAGTCGTCGTTGGTTTGAATTCGACGTAGGTTGGCTTTATATTCAACTACTCAGTTACTGTGGGCTTGCAAAGGTTCGCAGCCTTAACTCCGTTTAAACTAATCATTGTGGCATCGTTGGTGCTGCCCATGATTCTATAGGGCAAGAATGCCCACTGTACCCAAACCCACGCATAGTAATCTAATAACTGATTCATTGTAGTTCCCAATTTTATATTTAATCCAGTAAATATAATTGAAAAGGAGTAAGAACTATGATTTCGCAAATGACCTTTGCCGAAAGGAGCTATCTGTTTGCTCAATTGGCAAACATCGCATATCAACCAGAAGAACAGGCCCGTGCAGCAGCACTGCAATTGGGATTTACAGAAACAGAATTTTACGATAAAAAAGGTGCACAGTCTTATAGATTTATGAACCAGGACGACATCGTAATTGCCTGCAGAGGCACAGAACCTACACAGTTAAACGACATTAGTGCAGACTTGAAAGCACTTAAAGTTGCAGCAGAAACAATAGGCCGTGTACACATGGGGTTTAAGTCTGAAGTAGACGAACTATGGCCTATGGTCAAAGAAGACTTACTGGCAGTAGGAAAAACACGGCAAGCATGGTTCTGCGGACACAGTCTAGGTGCTGCAATGGCCACTATTATGGCTAACCGTTGCCACTGCGATGTCAGTATGCCAGACATTGTTGAAATTTATACATATGGCAGTCCTCGAGTAGGCAACAAAGCCTATGTAAACACATTTCCAGTGGTACACCATCGTTGGAGAAACAACAACGACATAGTTACCACAGTGCCTTTGGCCCTAATGGGTTTTAGACATGACGGTACGTTACACTACTTGAACAGTTATGGCAACGTTCGCAATCCCAACGGTTGGCAGTTAGTTAAAGACAAACTGCGCGGCATGTGGTCAGGACTAAAACAAGGCAAGGTAGACAGTTTCAGTGATCACAGTATGACACAGTACTGTGCTTACTTAAAGAACTATGCCGAAGGCAAGGAAAATCCACAGACATAAAAAAAGCCCACATCTGTGGGCTTTAAAATGCAAAGCACTATACTCAGAACTTCTTAACCAGTCCTACATTAATTGAAGTCGACGCACCATCACGTGTCATGTTGCGACTGACTCCTGCTGTCAATACTGCATCTTTTTCTAGATTCTTCTTGACTGCAATACTTAAAGAGTTCACACCGTCTGAGTGGTGTAGTGCTTGAGCAATAATGCCTTCTTTTAATGTTGCTTGTGCTCCTATAGTACCATATGTATACCAGTCTGTTGTTTTGGCAACTGTTCTAGCAGTTTGTACATCACCAGTTTCTGTGTATCCGTTTACACCACGAACACCGCGAGTTACTCCAAATACTGGACGAACTCGTTCACCAAGGCCAACAAAAGTTACGTTTACCCATGTATCGGTTCCATTAGTTACACCCGCATTAACAAAATCACCAATAGTTCTTGATGTGGTATAATCATTTTGACTGTGTGTTAATGCGAAGTTTACTGTTCCTTGTGTAACTTCTTTGCTACCGTGTAGATTTACCAGTGTTGAATCAACATCAGCACTACCGTTGTCTCGAACACGAGTAGACAATTTACCAGCACCACCACCGATACGTAAGCCATTGCCCAGATCCTTATCGCCACCAACCGTAACACCACTGACACCACCTGACATGCCGTTGTTCATTTTTGCCATGTTGCCGACTGAGTTAACACCGTTGAAGTTTAACCCACGATTAACAACGGATAGCATTTGATTACCTGTTGCTATTTGGTCAATACGTCCAGTCCAGTCTGGTAATGCTGTACTAGTAGTTTGTACATTTTGTGTAGTACCATCACTCATGTTGTCCCAAGTAGTGTCTGTTTGTGTACGTTGTACAATCTGAATAACACCGCCACTAACAGCAACATAACCGACTACACGGCTTGAACCTTGACTTACTACTGTTGGTGCAACTGGGCCACCTGATGCTGAACCAGCGGCTACTTCGTTAATATCAAGAATGCCGTTGTTGTTAGCATCACCCGTTAGGTCGCCTGTAGTAAGGTTAATTGTCAAACTGCGAATAACTTGATCCATTGGATCCCAATCTGCTGTTGGGCCGTTACAAGTACCTGCTTGATAATCTGCCTGAGGACAAATTGTACTTTCAGCATCGCCTAACGGAATATAAACAAATGTATATTGTCCTGTTACAAGATTTTGATAGTTTATACCTTGCCAAGTGTATGACTCACCGCCACCTGCATTAATGTCGTAAGGTATCAACTGTGTTCCGTCTGAACCAAAGAAGTTAACACCACTAATCAAGCCTGCAGGACTATCCTGTGACAACAAAGTAAAAGCATCAATACTTGTTGTTCCATCTGGCTTAACAATTTTAATTTCTGCTTCGTTGAACGTTGTTCCATCATGCCAACTACCGTACCAGAAGTTTAAACCTCCGTTACCGTCTCCAACATAACCAATACTGTTTGTGTGTGCCAAGGTGGCTGTAGATACTGCCGCGGCCACGGCAAGTGCGACTGCTGTCGCTAATAATTTTTTCATGATATCTGCTCCGCACTGAATTTATTCTTATTATTTTTTGTGCAGAGTATTTAACAACTGATGATCTATATTTTATATGGCTTTATTAATTTCTTGTTCACTAAAAAGTTCTTCCCAACGTTTTAGTGCATGATAGTAATCTATCAGCACACAATTTTCACAACCTCTGCCGCAACACCACGTTGGTTCTTCTGGCTTTGGGTAGAACTTTATTTCTTCAGGCATCTATAATGTAATCTGTGTCTGTGGAAGAATTACCAAGTGGATTAGCAATATAATACCTACACTGGCCAACACACCTATCATAAGTTTGCCGAAGTCTTTGGCCACCAAAGGAAACACACCTTTGAATTCAACCTTGTCACTGAATGTGGCGTGTGCAAGTTCTCTACCAGACAGCAAACCTACAAACACCCAAGTGGTGCTCATAGGTAAGTTGTTTAGTTCTTTAAAGAAGTAAAGAATAGCCATATAGACCAAAACAATAAGAGTAGCACTACGCACATAACGTGTGTTGTGTTTTTCTAACACAATTTTTTGTATTGCTCCTCCACGTTCTTTAAACATCCAACCAAGTCCACCTACGAATATTAATGAAATTATAACCATTAAATCTACAGGTATTTGTCTTGGTAAGAATACTGCTATGTTGGCCATGTCGTGTGTTAGCCATGTCCACCAAAGTAAACCAGTAGCCAACCATTGTCCGCAACGCCAATAAGGTTTGTGGTGTTCAGGTATAGGTCTGTGCTCATCGTAGCGTGTAGTTAAAAACCACCACGTTACATAACCAATGGCTGCGGCTAATCCGTAGCCAACAACACTTTTTAACAGCATGCCTTCAAGTACAAAACTGTTGGCAAAGGCACTTAGCACTAAGAAACTTGTGCTTACAGGCACACCCCACCGTGTTAAAAATAACAAAATAGCAGGAGCAAGTGCATGGTACCATTGTACTTCTTTAAAAGGTATTCTTGCTAATCTATCGTAGGAAATGTCACCGCCGTTTACATACCACCCAAACCAAATTGCCCATAATAAAACCGCACTAGCGGCGGCCCATAATGTTGTCCAGTGAAATCGGTCGTTGTTTGACGCTAACCATGTCCCTAATGTCTGTATCGAGTCGTTGGCTATAACCGAATATGCAGCTAATAGAAATCCAACTACCATCCAAAATGTTAGTAGTTCCATACAGTATTTAACTTGACAAATGTTACAGAAAAATTACAAGTCTGCTTTTTTGGCGGATTTTTCTGGCACTCTAAAATCTTTGCCATCACCCAGTATACATGCTACTTCGCGATTATATTGCACAAGAGTCCAAGTTTTTGTTTCCTCATTCAGCATGACTACAAACCAACCTTCACTGTCTTTTGAGGACTTGCCTATCCAATGAGGTTGCTCTTTGTATGTCTTGTCGAGAAAAGGTAGAACGTTTACTGTTTGATCACAGAGTACGGGCTTTTGTTGTACCTGTTGACTTATCGCTAAGGTTGGCAGAATGAACAAAACACCCGCGGTTATTATTGTTTTTATCATGGCGGTGTTTTCCTTTAAACTAATATATAAATTTTTTTTGCTCCTGAGGTTAACTTACGAGTACAATTAATCCATATACAACACCGCCGATTATACCCAACAGTGTTGCTATCGCCACCCCGTTTACACAGTTCCAGAAAAATGCTTGACGACGCCTGCGTTGTTCATAGATCATGCGCTCACGTTGATCTTTAATGCGACGGCGTTCTTGGATAAATTCTTCGTATGCACCAGGTGGCCCATACCATTGAAACATTTCACGTATTTCTTTTTCTTGATTGGCAATACGTTGACGCACTACCATGGTGTTTAGTGCTTCAGCAGTGTCGTCTTTAAAACTGAGTTTTTTCCAGATGCTGGGCTTGCTTTCTTGCCCTCTGACCCATTCCTGTAAGTCGCTGACGTGTGTAGCCCATTTGGCTAACTGTCCAAATACATCTTCAATATCACGTCCGTGATTTACCAGTGTTTGCACACCTTTAAATGCGGCACTGGCTCCGGCTAACAGTGTCAGCGGATCCATTGGTCTTACTCCTTACTAGTATTTACTAGCAACTAGCAAAAACTAATAGTGTGCTGTTTACTGCCCGGCCAATGGATTGTCTAATGCTTCCTTAAGTTTTTTCTCTAAGTCTGTACGAACTTCTTTTAACCCTCGATCCACTTCTTTTTGTAAATCGCGCATTTCATTTCTAGCTGTCTTTAAATCAGCATCAACCTGACGTTGTTGTTCCTTTGTTGAACGCTCTACGCCCTCAACTACTTTTTCAACTCTACGAATATCACCTTTTAAATCATTTTTAATCTCATTGGTGTATTCTGTGGATTGCTGTACGTTGGCAGCAATGCCTTCCATCTTTTTATCAACTGCTGTTAAGCGTTCATTAATACCACTCAGATCAGGAGCAACATAACTTTGAATCTGCTCCTTCATCTCCATGTAGTCTTTGTAGACTTCAAATGCTCCGTACAGTGAACCTACTATGGCTGATATCAGTGCAAATGCAGCACTTACAGTCATGGCCGTCATCTTAACGCCAAACAGTCTGAACTCTTTGTTTTTAAGACCTTCTATTTCTTCTTCAAATTTTTCAATGCCTTCGCCTAAATCTTTATCTGACATCGTTATCTCCCGTATTGTTGGTCTACCATTTGTTGGTGTAATCTGTCTGTGCCTAATCCACGCAGCGCTCTAACATTATCAACAGTTCTTTGCCCGCGATATATTTCACGTTGTTGATAAAATGCTGCATCCACTAATTGTGCCTGTAAGTATTGATTAAAGTTGGCAGGAGGTTTTGTCAATGCGGTCATGTCCGCTCCTCCCTCCATACCTTCTACTTTTCCGCCATTACGCACTGCGCTTTTGGCAGTTGTTTGTGTTTGTTCTTGCGGCTGTGCTACTTGCGACTGTGTCACTGTGGTATCAACTGCAGCGGTTGTTTTAGTTTCAGACTGTGACAAGTTTGTAGATATGATGGCTTGATCTTGATTTCTCATAGACTGTGTTCTTGTTAAACTGTAAGACTGTGAAGGCATTGATTCGGTTGTTGTCATAGCAAGGTTTTGTAAAGAAGTAAGTCCCGGTATCCTAATACCTGTGCCTAAACTGTCTAAACCAACTCCGTCTGCGGGATTAGACATTGCAGATAAACTTTGTTCTGTACTCTGTGCTGCCACACTAAGAGCGGTTTGTTCTGCTTGTCTTGCTGCATTTTGAGCAATACTGAGTGCATTAACTTTTGCGCCTGGTTTTCTTTCTGTTGAAGCCACTGCACTTTCCTGTGCTTGTTGTTCTTCTTTTACCATGCTTTCTTTTGCACTTTCTTTTGCAGCACTAGGTACACCATCGTCAATAACTATTTCTCCTGTTGCAGATAGTTCGGCACCTCCAACATCTGTAGTTACTTCTGTTACAGACCGTATCGGATCAGCAGCGGCAGTCTGCGTGTTTGAATCTGTGTCCATTCCTGTAGAGGCGCTGTCAGTGGCCGCAGTTTGTTCTTCAGTGCCTGTGTTTGCAGTTTCAGAAAGTTTTGCAAGTGCTTCAGCAAAACCTGGACAGGTTGGTGAATAGAATGGATTGTCGGCACAAGGGTCAACTGAATAATTTACAGTTAAACTAAAGTGCATAAACTCTGGACCATAATAACCTGCCCAGTTCCCACCATCCTGACCTGTCACGCTCAATCGAATTGAACTGGCTTGAGTCGTGCTATAAGGATTAGTATAAGTTCTTGTGCCACTTGGATTAATCCAATCGGGTAAGTGATAACCGTAATCATAAGTGTCTGATTCGAGCACAGAACCAGTTGAACTTAATAAACTAACGTTTACGTAGGCAACCTGATCGTAACTGCCAGGTTGCGTTCCGTTAATATTAGAATTCTTTACATGCCAGTGCCAGTTGTATCCGTTAACTTGAAGACCTGTGCCCGAGTTAGGTAATGCGTTGGCAAGAGAGTATGTCTGACTGAGCGTCTCTCTGCCATAACTAAAAATTATCTGATTACTGCCTGCATATCCTTCATCAAAACTCATTGCCGGACAGGGCCCGCCACTAGTTCCACCCCAAAATCCTCCGGAGGCATAGGTATAACAGCCCGACCATTGGTTGTCTTGGAAAAGTTGACCTGTTGTACTTGTTTGAGCGTTAGAATACTGCGAGACCAAGCACAATGGCAACAGCAGCACTGATGCCAATTTTCTTAATAGTTTCATCCTGTGGTGGATCCTCTGGTTTAGGTATTTTATCGTTGTTTAATATCCAACTTGCTCTTGCGGCGTCTCCAATTTTACCCTCGTAGGGACAAGGCGTACCTGCATTCCACATAGCATCAAACACACGTCTGTCTTGGCACATTACTGCCACTGCAGCTACTTTCATGCCCATATCATAGAGTACTTTGGCATTCTTCAATCTTTCACAATTTAGATCTCTTACAGTGCCGCCTGTGCTAATACCCAGTATCTGCGTCTGTAATGCGCCACTTGTTCCTGTAGTACACAAATCACTGTTACCTCCGCTCATCATTGACGGTGCTACAGCAGTGGGAGGTGGACTTTTTACTGTCTGCTCTATCTTACTGTCGTTTATATTACGATTGGTCATGTCGCCAGTATTCACATTGTTGTTCGTGTTTGTATTGGTACTAGTGGTAGTGTTATTATTTGTATTCGTATTTGTGTTAGTGTTTGTACTCGTACTGGTGTTGTTATTGGTATTTGTGTTTGTGCTTGTGGTAGTATTTGTGTTGATGTTTGTGTTAGTGTTTGTACTGGTAGTTACATTGTTATTGTTAAAAGTCTGCTCACCACTATTAACATTATAGTTGGTGTTAGTATTAGTATTAGTATTAGTATTCGTGCTGGTACTGTCCACCGTTGTTGTATTGGTGTTAGTATTAGTATTGTTGTTAGTGTTTGTGCTGTTTACCGTGCTGGTACTGGTACTAGTATTGTTTGTATCAACCTTTGTGGTGCTATCATAAGTCTGTGCATGTGCACCTGCAACCATCATAAAAAACGCAAACGCACTGAATGCTTTTGCTAAACGAAACGCCTTAGGCATTTTTTGCTCCTCTGTCCTTGTTTTGATTATAAGTGGACAGCAGTATTTATTGATTTTGGTTATTGAATTCTTGTGGCAGTTTATTGTCCCGTTCTTTGGGTGGATTCTTTGCGGAATCCCACAGTGCTCGCTGCACCGGTGTGTTTTTGTTAGGATGATAACTAACCCCATCCTTGGGTTTTGGTCTGTGCTTGAACCAAGTCATAAAAAACCCTCCATAGATATTTACAGAGGGTTTGGCTTAAGTTAACTGATGCGTTTTAATATTTCATCGTAAAATGTATCAAGTTCGCCGCCAAACTTACCATATAAATGTTCAGCAGCATCTCGGCAGTACTGATAGTTTTCTTTTTCGTATTCTGCTACAAACTGTTCGTGCAAACCCACGTGTTGTTCGAGTTGTGGAATTTCCATGAAATTCACAACTTCACTGGGAATAACACAGTAGGCTCTGTCTTCTGTGCCTTCGTGAACAATCTTTTCAAGACTGAGTACTGTATGAGTATCCCTTAATACACTGGCTCTTTGTTCGCCGACAATAATGTACATCGTGTGATATCCTCTAATGCTGTAATAATTTGTGCGATAGGAATGTTGTGTTTGCTATATCCTTCAGCCACCATTGTTAAGTAATGTTCACTGGGCGCCGCATAACCGAACCCAGAACACATGTAGTAAATCATAGGTCTAATAGTTTTGCCGTTGTATTTGATTTGTACTTCGCGCTTGTCATAGTAATCCGGAAAGCCTTCTAATTGATCCAAGGCCAGTTCGCATTGATCTGAAATGCTCCATAGCACACATTCCATTGTTTCTCCTGGAGTGTAAACAACATCGCAATGTGTTTTGAAGGCCAGTCTATAGTTGGGCACAGTAACTTTACCTAAACTCTGTGCCTGAGGGCAACGGCGCCGCATTTCCTCAATGTTAGTATTCATTCCGTATGCTAGATAGTATTTCATAGTTCTGTTAGTTTATATCGTTTTACTGCTGATTGTACTGCCTCTGCTTGACTGACACAGTCTGCTAGTGCATTGTGTAAGTTTGCTCCACCTTCTCTGTCATCGCCCAAGGCCTTCAATAGTGTGCGACTGTCTCTAATAGTGTAATAAGGCCAAGGAGCAGGTTTACTCGCCTGTCTGTACAAGTTTTCTAAAATCACAATGTCAAACACAGGACCCTGTGCCCATATTCTGTTTGCACCCACTATAAACTGATTAAGTTGACTGGTAAATTCATCAATTGAAATTCTGCCATCTTCGCCCAAGGCTTCTTCTCTGACTTGTTCATTTTGTCGGCCCCACCACTCCAGTGTGCCTTCGTCAACTCTGCGTCCTAGCGCAATCTGTTCGTCTACGTCTAAACGAATGTACATGCCTTTGTCTATAGTGTCAGTGAATGGATCAAACTTTACTGCACCAAAAGTCAGCACTACACAGTCTGGACTTGTGGCCAGTGTTTCCAAGTCAAGCATTACGTCCATTTAGGCCTCGGGTTCTAGTTTAACCTGTAGTGGGAATCCGTTGTTACGAGCCAGCATGGTAACTTCAATACCTTTTTGCTCAGCCATTTCGAATGGCAGTGTTGCTACCACAGCACTGCCTTCCTGATGCACTTTCATTGTCATATCGTCTGCCGCCATCTTAGTGTAATGAAATATTACCACTAAAGTTTCGCTGACAAATTCCTGCGTAGTAACTTCGTCATTGATGTAAATCACATTATAATTGACAGGCTCGGGAATGTCCTCTCGTGCCTTAATTTTGACATCTACTGTAGTTTCTGTTTCTGTGCTCATTGATAATCCAAAAAAGGGGGACGGATCCCCCTGGCTGTTACTTCTGGTAACTAATAGCAATTTTCTTAGGCTTTTGTTCTTCTGGAACAACATGCTCAAGTGCAATTGCTAGGATACCATTCTGTACACTGGCTGCACGTACTTCTACGTTGTCTGCCAACGTAAAGGTGCGCTCAAATGCGCGAGTGCTGATGCCTTTGTGTACATAGTCAACTTCCTTTTCTTTCTTTTCCTGCTTGCCAGTTACGGTCAATACGCTGTCTTTGATTTCAACGTCAATTTCGTTTTCGGCAAAACCTGCAACAGCCACTTCGATAACATAGTGAGTGTCATCAAGACGTGCGATGTTGTAGGGAGGATAGTTGTCGCTGGTACGACTATTGGCAAAGGTGCGGTTCAATTCGTTGAACACACGGTCAAAGCCGATAGCATGACGAGCAAAAGTAGGTAAGTCGATTGTTTGAATGTGAAAGTTTGTCATTTTTTTCTCCTTAATAAGCAAGTTTATGACTTGTAGACCCCACCCGGGCATCTACAATATTATTTATTATAATTTCTTAGGGAGAAAAAGTCAATGATTAAAACTGCCGAACTGGCAATTTTTGGCTTTCAACTTTTTTGCGCCAGCGATTTTTGGCGGCGGCTTTTTTACGTTTACGTTCTGTAGTGGGTTTTTCATACTGCTCGCGATCTCGCAAGTTTTGCAGTAACCCACTTTCATTTACTTTCTTTTTAAACTTACGTAATGCTCTTTCTACGTTGTCGTCTTTGACAAATACCTTGGTCATGCTGGAAAGTCTCCGTCAAATTCCTTGAGCCATTCTACAGTATCCCTATGTTTAAAATTATCAGCATCTAGTGTAATTTTCGCTTTTGTCCTTACACCTTCTTCCCACTGAACATCCCCAATATCTGAATGAGAAAGGTAAATGTCATATTCTTTTTCAGATAATTCGTTAACAATTCGTTGGCATAGTTCTGTGTCCCAATTAGCATTTTTAATTAAAACTTTAGGTATGTTAACATCAAAACTTATATCTGGATATGTAATTAGTCTTGGCATCATTAATCCTTTAATAAACTTTATCTTGAAGTAGAGTATTTAATTTAGTAATCCATTCTTCAAGTTCTTTGCGTCTGTCGGGATGGCTATAATCATCTGGATTTGTTGCATCTCGTCCATCTGCGGCATAACTTCGTTCTTGGTACGTTTCGTCGTTATTTCCACCTGTAACATCTGCTCTATCATGGTAAACAAAAACTGGAATATCTTTAAATCTTCCCGCTGATTTGGCCACATGATAAATCCACCAATCGCTGTGTGCAACAGGACTAATTTTTTCAAAAATATCTACCCAAGATCTAGGAATTATTGGAAATAGTGCAAAAGGATGATTCATTGAAGTACAAGGCATACGCAAACAGCCAAACCAACCTGTTTCATTGACAATATGCTCGTCCCAATTTTCTGTTTGCATTAAGGCGTCATCATTCCAAAACATAATCCAGTCGCCTGTTGCTTCCTCGCCCAACAAATTAACATAGCGATTCAACTTTAAATAACCAAAACGTTCAGTTTCGAATACTTTGGTAGTTGCTTCTGTTTGCCCAACAAAATCAAACCAAGTCGATGAGAAAAATTCTCTGCTTTCTTCATCATCGTCATCGTAGGCAATTAAGATTTCAATGTCAGCAGTGTTTTTAGCATAGGCAAGTAAACTGCCTATGCTTTTTATAACTGCTTCTGTACGTTTTCTTGTTGGTAATAATATAGATATTTTAGGTTTTGCCATTCTGTCTTTCGAGTTGTTCCGCCACAAGTTCTTGTTCGCTTGGGCTTAATTGATCAAGTTCGTATTCTCCCGATGCAAGTTTTTCAATCAAGTATTGTATATATTGTTCATCGTAAGTATAACTGTCAGATGTGGATTTGTCAATCTCTATCCACTTACTTCCATTAAATTTGAACAATTTATTTGGCATTACATCTACTCTTAGATATACGTCTCCTTTTTCGGCATCCTTTGGAAAGGCTGTACCAAAGCCGCTACGACTTTCTCTACCTGCTTGTAAACTAAATTTTTTAGCAAGTTCTGGATATTGGCTTCGGAATACATCGCCTGCCATTAATTTCTGATTTACTTGAACATAGCCGCCAGCGTGATTTTTTATTTTAACTTCATTAATATCGAAGTGTTCTCCATCTATCTCAACTTGCTTAGAATCTTCTTGCGCTTCTGTAGTGTCGCCCAGCGGCGCTGTCTCATCTTGTACTTCATCAATTATCTCCTCTTTAGATTCTGGTTCTTGGGCCGCAACAGGATCCCCTGGCCAACCCTCAGGTTGATCGAATCCTGATCTTAAATAGGGATGTGTTTCCGGTGTGTGTTTTGCATCGTAGGGATCAACCTTGGGCTCTTCTGGTTCTGGAATCTGTTCTACCAGTTCCTCAAGTTTATGTTCTATTTCAGGTTCTTGCTTTTGTTCTCTTGCCCAGCCAAAACTCATCTGACTGGCTAACAGTAACAGCACAGCCAATGGATCAAACACAAATATGATTGTGATAATAACCCAAGTTACTGCTTTTTCTAACAAGTTCTTGTCTGCTTGTTCACCATAGATAAACTCAGCAATATATTTTACAGGACCAACTTCTGCTTCCAGTTTGCGATAGTTTTTCTCAAACACAAACTTTTCTTCTCTAGCACCGTCAACTATGGCCTGTTCTTTGTTGACATTACCTTCAAGTTCTTCAATACGCTTGTCAATGTCTACTGTTTTATTGGAAGCCTGTTTGCGTAGTTGTGCAATGCGAGTTTGTATGTCTTTAATTGCAGTTGCATACTTGTCGTCAACCCGTTTAAGATCCTGGTCCAATGTGCGGTTGACGTTTCTGATTTCACGTTGTGCGGCACTGGCAACCCCAAGTTCAGTCTTTTTGGCTTTGTCTACTGCTTCATCATATTGACTGCCGCCAGCAAAACTGCCTTTGAATCTTTCTTCTGCGGCTTTGATGTCTGCTTCTTTACGTGCAGTAGCCTGTGCTAGTCGTTGGTTCTGTTGTTCAACCTTTTTGTCAGCGGCGGCACGAAGTGTGGCTTTTTCATCTTTAATGCGACTGTAGATTTTGTCTAACTCTTTCTGCTCATTGTCCACTAAGTTGTCAACACGAACATCTTCACCCTTGAGCAGCCTACTGATTTCATCTTGCCAACGTTTTATCTTGGCTTCACTGCGAGCCATCTTGTCATCGAGAGTAGAGATCTGTGCCACTTGCTCTGTGCTCATGGCAGTTTGTTCGATGTGTGCCTTACTTAAGAAACCAAAAATACCCATGCTGGTAATAAACATCAGAACCAGCACGGCAATGAACATGTAACTCTTTAACAGTACAGGAGCACGTTCCCAATTTGCTTTAAGCCACCAAGCCGAAACCAACTTGGCTACTTCCAATACCGTGCCCATGATTACAATTGGAATAACTGCGGCCGCAAAGATTGCAGTCAAGCCAATTACCGAATAATATATTGCAACTGCTGAGATACTCAGACCAGTTAAAAAAGTTAAACTTGCTAAGAACATTTATAATTTTTATAGTGCAAATATTACTTATTTTAATTTCTAAGGTATTAAAAAAGCAAGTTTTATTTTACCAATAAAAAAACCCGCCGAAGCGGGTTGTTAAAAATTAAATCGGATGAGCAGTGACAAAAGTCCTAGCCCTAGGCTCCAGACATCCGATTCCCCCGGTTAATCAAATTCCGAACCTTGGTTGTTGTAACTCTCATATTCTTCGGCAAGACTATCAATGTAGTCGTTGTCCACAACATGCTCAAAAGCCGCGGCCCACTCATCGGGTTCGATGTAGGTAGCATCTTCGGCAAGGTCAATCAACATGCCTTTGACTCGTCCCATTTTTTTCTCCTTAGGTTAAACGGTTACGGATTCCCAACCATGCACAGGTGCAGCTTCGCCCCACCAACGGTTACGCTCAATTTTGCGGCGAGCGGCCAACATCTTACTGCGAAGTTTCAAAAACTCCTTAGTGGGTTCGGCATGAATGCCACCTAGGGCCTGCATCTGTAGCAAGCATTCATCGCGCTTGGCATAGGTGCTAAGTGCCTCAACGGGAACCAAGAAAGGAACACCGCTACTAAACACCGGGCTACGATAAAGTGCTTTTTCCATGTTCAACTCCTGTTTTGTTACTGTATGGAATAATTATAGCAAAATTCAGAATTTCGAGCAAGTACTACCTTAGTATTACTTTTTAGTATTGATTCAGCGCAGGTGCATACTTACGTATTAACTCACGCTCCAAGCCGTGTGCGGGTTTGCGACCCCGTACAATGTCCACAATGCCGTACTCGAATGCTTTACTGCCGTAAGTTCTAATACTTTCGCATAAAGGCCAATCTTTGCCCTCAGTAAGTGCTCTACGAACGTGCTTCTGCATCCGAACTTTCAATGCCCGGCTTAGTTTCTGCCCGCACACAGTAATACCAATGTATTGCTCTAGAGTAACACGATTGGTAATAACGTATACGCAATGGTTGGTGTCTTGCCGACGCTTTCTTTTCATCATACCCATATTATACTAAATTGGGTATTTTTGAGCAAGTACTACTTAAGTATTAGTGCAGAGTTTGTGGGTTTAAATCGTCTAATTCAAATACCTGTAATACTTTAGTTACATTTTCGGGTAAATCATTCTCATCTGCTTCGCCCGGTAAAATTACAGTTTTTAAATTACCTTCAACATCTAAAACAAATACAAATTCATTTCCCTCAATTGTGTCATTAATTTCTTCTAAATCTTCTTCAGTAATTTCTAAATTATTTTTTATTGTATTTGTCACGATATTGCCTTTCTAATTGACGATAATATGTCGTACTTTTTTTGACCAATAAGTCTATTATTTTAGTGTCTTTACGAAAATAATGTCTATATATTTGATAAGTTGGTGTCTTTTTAATATTGACA